TGCTGTTAGCTGTGCATCTACATACGCTTTGATTGATTGCTGTGTGGCAAGTTTAACCGCACTATTAGAAGACATGTCATCTTCGTCTTTAATGCCTGTGACAGTCGCCCCGTCACCTGCAATGTTTATGCTTGTATTTGCTACGAGTGTAGTGCCTGTGATAGCAGCAGCAGATGACCCACCAATTACTACGCCGTCTACTGTACCGCCATTAATGTCAGCAGTAGTAGCTACCAAGCTACTTGTTGTTACTGCACCTGCAGATGCACCACCAATAGTAACACCATCAATTGTACCACCATTAATGTCAGCAGTAGTAGCTACCAAGCTACTTGTTGTTACTGCACCTGCAGATGCACCACCAATAGTAACACCATCAATTGTACCACCATTAATATCGGCGGTGTCAGCTATAAGTGCATCAATGTTAGCTGTACCATCTATAAACAGGTCTTTAAACTCTGTGCCTGATGCACCCAAGTCAATGTCGTTATCTGTTACAGGGAGAATAGCACCATCTTGAAAACGTATCTGTTCTGTTGAACTGCTACCTACATCTACAAACACGCCAATACGATTGTTTGTATCACTAACTACAACTTTGTTAAGTGGTGTAGCAACGCCGGGGTCGCCAATCAATCCTATAACCGGACCTTCAGCGGCTGTGCCATCATGTTTATGACCCGTGGTATTTACAAAAGCAGCAAGTAACTGATTAAATTCGTTGTTACTCTGTGCTGCGGTAATAACGTCACCGTCAGTATATGTGGATTGTCTTACGTAACCTGCCATTACCTTCTTGCTCCTGAGTCAAATTCTAGCTGAAAACCTTTTAACGTGTATGGTAGTGACACAGCATTATCAACCACCCGCATAGCTACAGCAAATCCGCTACCTTCTACTGGCTGTCTTACTAATGGGTTAGACTGACCACCGTATGTAGCTGTTCCATACAGTGACGTTCCGTATAATGCAACTACTGTAGAACTGTCAAATGGATACGCATCTGGTCTTGCTGCATCTGGAGATTCATAGTCATAACGTAGGAACAAGTCAGAGTTGAGTGTGCCTGTTGGGGCGTAGTTAATAATTACACGCTGAAAGTTTTTACGTATACCAGCATCTCCCATAGTCATATCTGGTGAACGATAACGACCTATAATTGTAGTGCCGTCAAATGTGTTGCCTTGTTCTTGCCTATATACAAAGCCATCGTAACCACCGTGTAGTACAAAGATATCCCCTTGTACTGTGTTATAATCTGTACAAGCAGGTTGAATACCTATAGTAGTAGAAAATTCATACCCTTGCTGTTTGCGTACTGCTATAACACCTTTTGTTGTTGCTTCTGTATCTTCAGACCTATTAACTCTAAACAAACGATACTGTGTCTTACCCGGCACAACAACACTTACAAATTCATCTACATCTGTAACGCCATCAAAGATTTCTTTAATAGGGGCAGTAATTGTACCAAGTTCAACGTCATTAATACGTTGTGTTGCCGCTACGGTTCTAAGTCCATCTCGTCCAAGAAATATAATATCTCCAGCTAGTTCTTGGATGGTAAAATTATTTAGACAGCCAATGTCTCTAGTAACAGGTTGCATCTGAAAGTCTGCAACAGTATTGCCTACAAGTCTAAAGATGCGTTCTTCACAAAATACGTACAGTTCATCACGGAAAGGAAACAGTCCTGTAATTGTACTGTCTACTCGTATTGCCCCTGCGCCATTAGCCGTATTAAAATCATTGTCTGTAAAAGGTGCTGTAAATACAAGTTCTTCTTTATTAGCTGTATGCCCCGCAAAGAACATAGCATTTTTATATCCAACAACAAACTTTGGATTAGATGGTGAGCCTGTTGCGTTAATATCTGTTACAGTTGTGCCATCATATTTTGTTGAATGGTTTGCACCATCAGCCCATATAATGTGTTCAGTGCCATTTAAATTATATCTAAAAAATGTATATCTAGTAGCATTAGTACGTCCTGTATCAATCTCTGTCCAGCTACCAGATGTGCCAGCCTCAAATACTTTTTCTCCACGTGCAGCAATTACTTTGCTATTGCCGGGAAAGAAAGCAGACATAAGCACTGCCTCAGATGAACTAGATGTTTGTGGAACAACATTACTATTCCACTTAGTAAACCCGTTAATGCGGCGATAGCCACCACGTACATCAGGTTCAAAGTTTTCTAGTTCAAGTGCCATGCCGGGTTGCATTTTAAAAGTAGGCTGGTCAAGAACTAGCCCACCTTCACACGCAAACACATAAGGACTGAGGCCAGATTCATCTGCCATTTAAACCTCTAAAATCCACCCGCGCCAGCACCGTACCTTTGTGAGTATGGAATATACGTAGACCTAATGTAGTCGGCACGATTGAGCAAAATAGTTTGCATTTGTTTAATACCATCTTCAAAACGTGCAAAGTTAATACCATACTGCTGTGCCTCTCCGCGATATTGATATGCGTAGGCTGTCGCCCCATCTACAACTACTTGTCTGTATTGTTCTGGTACAGTTGGTACATCTGTTGCTGCAGACAACGCAGTAGGTTTTTTATAATACTCGTACTTTAATTCATAGGCTTTGTCTGGATAAGGATATAAGCCGTAGTTATTATCTGGTGTGCGGAACACATAAATGGGAACAGCACCCACATTTGATGTAGTCTCTTGTTCAATATACTTTTGTGTGTATTCTTTGTAATCTAAAATACGTAGAGTAATTCCTGATACACCCAGAGTATCATCTTTGCTAATTCTAAATGTGTCGTAGTCAATAGACTGTGTATCTGTTGGAATAGTATAACGTGTTTGACCAGCTACCAGTGTCTGCGTTTCAGTAGCGTGTGTAAAGGGCCAGCCAAACTCACGTTGATTAATATAGTTGATAGCATCGTTGACAGCATTTTTACACTGCACCTGAAAACCCCTAGCTGTAGAAAAATTAGCTGCAGTCAGAGACACCTCGTTCATACGAGCAAGTACTTCATTAGTAATGTCAAGGTAAGTATATGCCATCGTGCATCCTTATAAAGAAAGAAAGTAAAGGGGCAAGTTGCCCTGCCCCAATACTATGTTAGTTAGATAACGTCACGTGCTACTTCTTGAGCAGTCAAGTCACCTTCGTCATTGCAGTCCATAAGGACAGCCCAGACACGAAACAGACCTGAACTCACTGCGCCACCTGAAAGGGTAGCGATAGTCACGTCAATGTTATCAGCAGCCACAGCCATTACTGGCTGGTAAGCTGCCGGGTTTTGCGACAGTACGCCAGCGGCTGACGTAGCATCAAAACCATCGACAAATACGTCAGCATCTACCATACCAAGGTCTACAGTAAATGTAGAACCGTCAGAAGCAGTATCAACTTCAATACCTGCGTTCATTACCATTACACCTTTAGGAACCGCAATGACAGGAATGACATCAGATGCTGCAAGTGCAGAACCTTTGTCTGACAAAGCTGTTGCCCAGTTCAGAGTAGTCTGAACCATGTATGGGTTACGCCCACGCTGCGAGTTGCCACGTGCGGCTTGGAGAGTGTTATCACCTAGTGCCATAATCTATTCTCCTTAAACCAAGCAGTATTTGGCGTTGACAAGAGCCTCTGGACGGAGAATCTTGCGGCCATACAGATGCATACCACGGACGATATCGGCAAAGCTGTCCGGGTCGCGGTAAGTTTCAGTCTTGTTGATTTGATCAGCAGTAGCGACTGAAGATGAATGACCAGCAACAATCACACCAAAGTTATTAGCATTGGTTCCACCAGTTGTGGAAGGACCAGTACCAACTTTAGGTAGGTTGTTAGAAACATGGACTTTAAAGCCATGCAGGTTATTCAAAATCAAACCGTTCTGAAGTCCAGAACCACCAAAGTCTGAATCAAACAAACGTGAGTCTTCGTCTTTCAGCAGTTCAACGAACACTGGGTCAATGACCAACCAACGGCCCTGAGAGTCCACGTTTTGCAGGTCGAGTTGACGACCCATACGTGCAATCACAGTCAGTGGGTTAGTAGTACCAGCAGCAGTTGGAACAGCTTCTGATGCGCGAGGCTTCAGACCGACACAGTTAGCAGCATTACCTGCGTTGAAGTCGGATGCATTCAGCTTCATGCTTGACAGCAGTTCGTCAGAACCAGCAGTTGTAACTGACTTAGTACCATTAACTACGTTGTTTACGGTGTCAGGTGTGCCACTGATTGCAGACTGCTTAAAGCCTGACAGGTAGCCAAGAACATCTTGGTCAAACTGGTCAGCAAGACGGTATGCAGCACGGTTGCTTGAGAGAGACTCAAAGTTTACGTGCGAATGCGCTTCCTCAATGTCGTCAACTTTAAAAGCAAAGTAGTTAGCTTTGTCAACGGTCAGTGTGAAGTCTTCATCGTCAAGGTCTTGCGGAGTAATGGTAGTACCACGCTCGTAAGCCTTAACAGTGATTTCGGGTTCCTTGATGATTTTAACTGAGTCACCAAAGTTTGCGATTTCACCAAAGTAGTCGTTATTCGTAATCGCGTCACAAACAGCGGCCTTGCGGAATGCAAGCTGCACCTGTTTGGAGTAAATTACTGGGCTAAAATTGCCATTCGGCAAGTTGTTATAACCCGGCGCTCTTGGGAAAGCCATGAATCCATCTCCTATTATTTGGATTTTTCACAGATGCAAACAGTACAATTCTTTGCAGAGGCTGTATAACGTAGGGTGTACCTTGTAAGTCAGTGGCCGCCGACATACTTAGTAGGCCATGTTATTCAGGTAATCTTGAAGATTTTTGTCGTTTGCGGATTGTTAGGTAAGCAAGGAGCGACCCTGCTTACACTACACTTGACTATAGTTATACTTATTAATAACTACTTGTCAACTCTTTTTTATCGTGCAGAACCAGATAAATCGTAGATAAACTTACCACTACGGATTGCATCCATAATCTCATCAGCATGTTTTTCGTATTCATGTGCTGACATTTTATCTACATCTGACTCTTTCAGATACGTAGAAGCCTCATCGCTTTGCGGCTTACTTCTTTTATTTTTTGGCGCAACTGCCTCTGCAGCACCCTTATCATTCTTCTTTTTAGGTTCCTTGCCAATGCCTCTATCTGCTTTGTAGAGGTCAATTGCTCTGGCTGCTGACCGTGCGTCATCGTCATTCTCGTACAGTGCATCCTGTACCCACTTAGGTTGTTCTTCTGCCCACTCGTGGAAGTCATCACTGTCACGAATATCATTAAAGTCTGGATGCATCTGCATTAATGCTGCTTCTGCTTTTTCTTTAGTTGCAGTATTCTGCATCTCATCAATTGCTTTGATTCGTTCTTCTAGTGCAGTAGCTTGCTCACTAGCTTTCTTCATTGCAATTGTTTCAACGATAGCTGCTACGTCTGGGTATTCTTTTGCCCACTCTTCAATGTCCTCATCAGACTTGGGCAGTTTCATTTCTTTCTTTGTAGCATCTGAAAGCTGACGCTTTAGTTCTGCAAGTTCAGACTTAAACTCTTCTGCTTGTTTCTGTTGATGTCGGCGTAGGTCAGAGTAACGCTTTTTAAATGTTTTCTCTTCTGCGCTAGTAGGTTCAGCTTCTTGCTCTGGTGCTTCTTCTGTCTCACCATCGCGTTCTTTCATTAGCTGTTCTAGTTCTTCCTCATCGCGCTTAACTCTTTCTTCTTGCGTGTAAGGTTTATTAACAAATGCCGCCTTTGGCGTAGTCTTCATTTCTTCTGCCATGATTGTATCGTTCATGCTATTCTCCTCGTTGGGGCCACCGTAGCCACACTGTCGGGCGTGGGGGATGAGTAGCCAACATATTGTAGATTATTTTTTAGAAGCTAATCCACCACGCTTCATCTTTTTAGCTTTTGATTTAGGTGCTTCCATCAAGCCGCCTTTAGCACGAGGTCTACCACTAATAGAACCCATTGGTCCTTCTGGCGGTGAAGTGCCATAAGAAGAACCAGACCGTACATCTGCAGCAGCCATTCCCGGTGCATCTGATCTTCCTCTTCCTGTTCCACCAAAACCACGGTCTGTTGCGCCAGACCCTTTGTCTGTCTTTGAGCCTACAGAATATCCCTGTCCTTTTGTTCCAGTGTCATCACCACCTGTTCCATAAATTGATCTTTCTTCCCTTCTTTTTGCAACTTCAAGCAAAGCCGCATCTCTTTCTTTTTTATCTTCTATTTTTTGTGCGGCCCTTGCCATATTATCTTCTACTTTTCTAGCCTTCTCTATTTGCTGTGCTATTTTTGCTTCTTTTTCTGCCTCTTCTCTACCTAATTCATTTAGTTTTTGACTCGCTTCTTTTGAATTATAACCAAATTTACGAGCAGTAGATTTAAAATCATTGTACTCTTCAGAAGTCATTGAAAACTCTACATCATCTCGTTTAAAATTAACTGTAACTCCTTCAGGCAAAGGCTCTCCTGTTGCTAAACTTAAAGCAGTAGATATACTTGCGCCCATGCCCGGCATAAATCCTTCAGGCATATCAAAAGATACACCATAAATCTTACCATCTACTCCTACTCGTCCACCACCCGGACCATACATTTCTTCTTCACGGCGTTGACGTGCTTCGTCATTACCACCTTCTTCACGGACTTGTGTAGTTTGTGGCGTTGTAGGCGTAGTTGTTACCTCTTCCGTAGCAGTCTCTTCTGGGTCTACAAATGTGTAGCCTTCTGGGATTGGGCTGATAGGCTGACCATTACGGAATGGTACATTAATAATATTACCCGTTTCATTGCGATACTGACGCAATTCATCATATGTACCAAATGCATCATCACCTATAGTCTGCTGAAATGTAGGCACTTCAGATGGTTTATACGCTTGCATTGTAGGCACTGCTGCTTGCACTGGCTGTACAGGTTGTACGTATTGTTGTGATGCAGCTTGCTGTGGCACTGCTGCTACACCCGTTGTAGGTGCTGCAGCTTGTTGAAATCCACTAATGCCCATTTGCTCTTGCTGCTGTGTAGCTGCAGTTATTGGAGGAACGTAACCACCTACATTATACTCTGGTTCATCTTCCATGTCAAGGTCATTAATGTCGAATGGCAAATCATCTGGCATAGTAGCTTCTTCGCTATTGCCCATCTGACCCATTTCCTCCATCATCTTTAAACCCATCTTAGCTTCCTGACGCATACGCATTAAGTTGCCTAGACCAATGTAACGTACAACATCAGCAGGAAATACAAATTCGCCTTCACTAAGCTGTGCGGGAATGTCATCGCGTACTTCTTCTTGCGTAGAGCCGGGTGGTACGTCATTACCAGATACAGGGTCTACTGTGCCGCCTTCGTCCATAAGACCACCATCATCAAACATGCTCATTTGTCTATCCATAACTGTGCCACCTTTTTTCATTTTATACCTTACTTCACTTGGAAGAGGTGTTCCATCAGATGCAGACAAGGGATTGGGTGCTTCTGCTTTTTTCATATAAGTAACACCTTTTGCATACACTCTATCACCTATCACTGTAGCAACATCTGCACTTTTAACTGCTTGTCCTGTTGACAAATCAATAAACAAATGTCCACTAACAGGATTAAAACCTATTTCAACTACATCATCATCTATTTCGTCTAACACATTTCTAGTATTATTATACTTTCCATCAACAGACATTGCAGGAAATTTATTTTTTGCTTCTGGTACGTCTATACGCTTTATTTTTGCTGCAATTCCCTGTCTTCCTTTTTGACTTACATTAAAAGTAACATCTTCAACAGTAGCAAAAGGTTTATAAGATAGTGCCTTACCATTGTAATTATTTTTATGTAAAGTTTGTAACTTGTCTAATCCTTTTGGCATATTAGGAATAGTGGAGTTAAGATTAAGTCGTATACCTACTTTTGTTCCATCTGCAACTTTTGCATTAATAAGTTTATTTGCTTCTTTTGTACCTGCAGTTGCTGCACTACTGTTTTCAACTATATTTTTAGAAGTAGAAATATTATATTTTTTAAGTAACGCACCATCTTTTGTTGCTGGATTTATACCTATTTCTAAAGCATCTGCTTCTTTTATTTGATCGGGAAAAATGTTTCTAGGATCAAGCGGCCCTGTTTTTTCCTCTGCACCACGCAAATATCTAATATCTGCGTTTATAGTTTCACGACCAGATTCTAATGCTTCCGCAAGACGAGTATTACCTTCTACAACAAAAGGTTGTCCATCTTCACGAACATGTATGAGAATAGTATTATTTTCTGGCTTATAGCCTTCTTTTGCTATAGACTTTTTAAGTCTTTCTAGTTTTTCACCACTAGACCTAAACTTTTCTTCTCCCATAGCACCGGGTAAATCTTTTAATTCTTCTGGTTTAAAAGTTACTTTATTAGCATACCCAGTGACTCCTTCATCATTACCTAAATTTACAGCATATGTATCTTTCTGCCCACTTTTTACAGCACGTTTTTTTGCAGCATCAGCAAATTTTTGTTTAGATTCAGCGTAAGTTTCTTGATATACTTTATCAAAACCGGGATTATCTACTGTTAATTTTGCATCTTTTCTTAGTTTGCGCGTAGTGGCACGAAGTGCTTTACCTGCAGCATCACCAAGACCCGGAAAAAGTCCGAAAAGACCTGCAGTAGCTTCAATACCAGCACCAACATAATCTTTTTCGTCTAGTGCGTCTGATGTTCTTTTTAATGCTAGTGCCTCTCCGTAACCGGGCAACATTTCAGCACCAAACATGGCAACATCTTTAGGGGTAATGTCTGGAAGGGTTACGCCTTGTATCCCATACATTTCCTCTACATTGTCGGCTGTAACATCTTCTTGAGAAAGAAGTTGTTGTGTTTGTTCCCTAAGAGCCATTTACCTCATCCCGAAGCATCTTTAGTTTTCGTAGTGTAACCACAGAACCTTGTGATCTGTACATCATAATATTGTTGTCTGATTGTTCTAACGCTTTATGTTGTTGTTCAATTAAAACATCAATGTAATCACTGAACGCTTGCCACTGGCGGTTGTTGCCCACCCACGGCTTGAGTTTGCTGAGTATTTGCTTGTCCATTTGCACTAAATCCTTGTTCACCCGGTACAGGTGCATTGCCTACACCGATTGTGCCACCACCAGAACCAGAGTTATCCATGACGTTAGCCCCAGCAGGTGCAGCCTGTTGTTCAGGCATGGGTGCTTGGAACTGCTTCATCATCTCTGCTTGCAGTGCAGCTTCATTCATATTGTTGGTTACTTTGTCGGGGTCAAGATCAAGGGATTTTGCAATCTCTCTAATTACGTATTGAAATTTAGCAAAGGGTGCTAGAGCAGGATTACTTGCAACTTGCAAGAACTGCATCAACCGTTGGCTACGCACTTCGTTTGCCATCAGGCTTTCAGTGCCACGCGCTTTTACTTCTAAATCGCCTTTTGTTTCTGGATCAAAGTCAAACTGCATGTTAAAGCGAAAGAAACCCTCACCAAGAGGACGCAGTAGATAGTCGTCTACGTTTTTGATTACGGTCTTAATGCTACCAGCAGCAGCACCCATTAGCATAGAAATACCGGATGCTGTACGTCCCACGCCTTGCACACCCGTCTGTCCGTGCGCGAATGATGGGAATCCTGTGCTTTCATCTGCCAAGACACGCGCCTTGTCAAAGAGCATCATGTTTTCAGATGACACATTTGGGAACTTTGTGCCAAAGATAGCTTGACCCGGTGCGCCACCCTGACGGCGAAATACCTTGCCCGGATACAGCGATAGGTCTTGTCCCGGTACTAGATTGGTTTCGTCTACTTCTACAATCAAGTTGCCTGACAACACAGCGTTGTCTACCGCCATGCGCATAAAGCCGTTCATTAGCGTTTGCGTATCGTCCATGTTTTCTGCAATGCCCACGCCAAAGAAGCTATATGGGTTCAGTTCATACGGCGCAGCTACATACGGGATTTTAGCTGGCTTAAATGGGTTTAATACCATGCGGATAAGTTTGTTATTACAAATCCAAATGTTGCCCTGTAGTTCATCAAAGTCTTTGAGTTCATCAGGAATTTCAACACCATTCTCTTCCAGCATTTGTGTGTCAACCATGCCCCAATATTCAAGTACTTCAAATCGATCAATGCCGTGTTCTGGTGCATAGTCAGACAGGTCATCTTCCCAATATTTTTTGTCATAATTTTCACCAAAAGAAATTGCTTCGTCGATGACTTGACCACGAAAGTATGGACGTTTTTTGAGATTACGCAATTGAGAGCGAGACATTTTGTGACGTTCAATTACAAACTGTGCTTCGTCCATGTTATTGGCGTCTGGGTCAGGATAAAAATTCCAAACAGACACATGGTTAACCTGTGGAATAGTTTTAAATACTGGATCGTATTCCCCGTTATCTCCCCAGTTAGGATATTCTTTATCGGTAGCGAACGGGCCTTTCATAATCCCTGTGCCAAATAACGCCATCTCAAACGCACTACTTCGCAGGTTTTTATTGGCTCCAGACTCTTCAAGCTGGTCATGGATTTTCTTTTCCATTTTTTTAGCAGCAATCATAGCGGGGCTAAATTCAATTGCTGTTGGAGTTTTGCCCGGCCCTTCTTTTAACTTGTCTTCTACAACTTCTAGCTTCTGCTCAAGCGGTCCTAGTTTTTCGCCTAATGATTGCGCTGTTGCACCCGGTGGTAAATCCTGACCATCTCCCGGAAAGCCATAAGGACTTTGTAATTCTTCAGGCACTTGAGGATCAAAGTGTACATCTGCTACAACGCCCTCTGGTAATTCTGTAGGCTCAATAGATAGCGGAAACTTATTATTAGCAAATAAAACGTCAACAATTTGACCATATGCAGCAAGTGTTTTTGTTTTAGTTACTTTAATAAATACGCGAGACTTTTCTGCCTCTGTAAACTGCACATCAGGTCCATACAAACCACGGTAGTTACGATATGCTCGTAACCATCTTTCTTCATCTTGATAACGATAATCTTCTGCTTTTTGATACTTATCAATGACAAAAGGAATAATATTAGAAACGTCTACATCGTTAGTCACCGTATCTTCAGTATCTTCTAACGCAATAGCATCATCTTCAATCATAATTTCATCTTCAGCCATCATACTTCCTTTGCTCCAACTATAGTGCATTTATAATTAACAGACTTCCAATTACCATCTAATGGCAACTCTTCGTGTAATGCTTTCATTGCTATGCATTGATATTTTTCGTCAAACCATTGTACGTCTTGTTGTACGCAAGATTGACTATCCATACATGCTGTTAATAATAATGACCAAATTATTTCCATGTTAATATCCAAATGTGCTGTCTGCTATTCGCATACCTGACGATGGTCTTCCTTGCGGGTCGTAGTCAAAAATACTAAACCGGGGTCTGGACATAATTCCGTACCGGAGGGCGTCATAAAGATGGTCTTCAGATTTCGTATCAACGTCTTCTGGATTTCTTTTATCCAAAGGGATGGCTGGTAATTGACTGATGACATTTGTACAGCTATTAAAAAATACAAGTCTAGGTTCCTCTGTAAATTCATCTATTTGTAGTCGTCTATGTATTTCATTTTTACCGGCTACACGACTTCCTCGACTTCTGTCAGATGGACGCCAACGACACCCTTTACTAATCATTTGCTCCGCAAGAGAAGGACCAGTATCACCACGCTTGTGCCAAAGACTACTGTCCAAAACACCATACTTAATATTTCCATCTTCTGCTTCCAAATCTAATATCATATCAGCCAAGTCCGTGGCGAGGATTTTGCTGACGTAAAGTTCTCTATATACAACAAGTTGCTCGTCAGGCGCAACTGCAAACCAAAGAACACCGCTATAACTACCGTAGCCGTAATCGCATGAACGAAATTTAACCCAGTTATTAGGAATATGAAAAGAATCAACGACATGAATACTACGATTGAACTCAGTAAACGCCGCACCTTCTTTTATATCCCAATCGCCTTCTAATAATTGTCGTCTTTGTTGTTCCGGTAACGATAGGAGCATTGCTTCATAGTCACCTGTTTCCGCAAGGAACGGATTATCTGCGAGTCGGGCGGGTATAAACCTTCGTTTAAAAAGAGACTTTCCAGCCTTTGAATGTCCTGCAGGGTAGCGTAAGGTTTCTCCGGTTTCAATATTAGTTGCTTCAAACGGTTTATTATACGCATGTGGGTCAATAAACATCTTTTTTACCCACTGATGTCCTCTTCCTCCGGGGTTTGTGGTCGCCCTCATAAAGATGGGCAAATCAGGTGCAGTGGACCGTAGACGACTTCGCATGTAATCCCATGCATATGGTGTGGCCCATTGTGTCAGTTCGTCAAAGCCTATCCAGCTAAACGCTAGACCCTGATATCGCAAGACATCCTCATCTCTATCCAGATAAGACATCCACAATCTTGCGCCAGATGGCGCGGTCCACTGCATCTTTCTTTCTGACCACTTTATACCGGGCCAGATTTTGGGGTACAACTCTTGCG